GCTCAAGCAGAGCACGTGGGGTTTCCTCCGTGCTTTTGTTTCTGATCTGGACCCCGCTCTACTAAGTGGTGAAACCACGGCCACGATCCTAGGTTGGATACGGGCCCGAAGTATTAACCACATAGCTTCCGCTTGCTCTACATTTCGGTCCACAGCCTTGCAAGGGCCGGAACAGTGGCGAGCTCTCAGCCAGATAGAGGCGTTCGTTAAGAAGAACGTCTCGCTCTGCTACCCCTGGAAAACTGAGGCGGCAGCGGTCAAGGCCTATGATAAGGCCGAAGCCCAATGTCGAATCACTAACAGGAGGTTGTACCATTTTTATGTGCATCAGGATCGGTTAGACCCTGAATTGTCACTCCAAATGGGGCGAGCCTGTAGGTTCGTTGAGTCCGTGCTGGGAGACAGAAAACGGTTCCTGGATTCCATTCCAGGGCTGTTTCGCTACACAAGCGGGGCAACAGCTACCCGTTCACGGCGCGAGAGCCTCCCGTTTCAGAAAGTTACGAAACGGGTGGTGTGTACGCGTACAGCGTTACCTCTGGTCGAGGCGATGGCCAACTATACAGGCATAAACCTCCGCCAAGTGGCGTTTGTAGAGACCAATCGGGTCGTCGTGGTACCGAAGAACTGGAAGACAGGTCGTACCATCGCTGCGGAGCCGGACGGGAATCTCCCGTTTCAGCTTGCCTTCGATGCGTACGTTAAGGATCGACTCCGGTCTAAAACCGGGATAGACCTGTCATCGCAAGTCCGAAATCAGCAGTATGCGCTCAGTGCTTCCCTGAATGGGGAGCATGCTACCGTGGACTTTTCCATGGCGAGCGATACCGTGGCCTTAGAGGCTGCAGCTTGGCTCTTTCCAACTCAATGGTTTGAGTTCCTGACTGCAGTGAGGTCACGCCGAGGCCAGTATACTCCTTCGAAGGAGTTGCTGCTCTCGGATCCTAGCACGAGGGGCCGCACCTGGCATTACGCCAAGTTGTCCAGCATGGGCAACGGTACGACCTTCTGTGTTGAGACGCTGATGTTCGCGGCAATCGCCTACGCGGTGGGCAGTAAGACGATCTGTGTTTACGGCGACGACGTCGTCGTGGATGCAGGCGCCTACCCTGCTTATTGTCGATTGGCGAAGTTCCTGGGCTTTACTGTGAATCTTGAGAAGTCTTACGCCGCGGGCCCCTTCCGGGAATCCTGCGGTGAGCACTACTTCCAAGGTCGACTTGTGACGCCGTTTTACCTCCGTAGATGGGACAAGGATCTGCGTAAAGCAGAGATGTGCCACGTGGTGAATGGTTTAGCGAGTATCGCACGTCCAGAGGGAAAGTTGTGGGAGATGCTTCGGACGGTTGTCCGTGAGCGAGAACTTCCACTCACCCCATGGTGCGAACAGAGCACGGCTGGCGTGCACATAGACGTGTCGTCAGCGTATAGCCAGGGGCTAATCCGCCGTCGCTCCGGTCAGGCCATGTACAAGTGTTACCAAACGCAAGTACCGAAAGAGAAACTGGCGTGTAGAGATATACGTCCTTATCTCCTATGGCAACTGGGAACGCATCAGCGCGTGTTAGCGTTGGGGTCTCAGATGGTCGAAAGTGCATGGACTCCTGCCCTTCATTGGGCGTTAGAGGAGAAAGTGTACGAGCCCGACGGTGGTCTAGAATGCTCTTCGGTTCCCAGTATTGCGGAAGGATACCACCGCAACTGGGCGAGCTTCCAACCACGGACTGTTGCAGAGCACCCGCCTCACCTCTTCTGGTGGGCGGAGTACCTCCTCGCGCCTTAAACGGCCCTAGGGGTACGCTCA